ACAAGTAATCGGCACCGCTTATGTCAAGCATTGATGGTGCGCCAACCGACGAAGCATAGAACCCGGTCGAGTCGCTGATTGCTTCAAGTGTTGAATCAGTCAGATCATCAAGTGCGGTTATCATGGTTTCGTTGGCTGCGTTAGCAACAATGAGTGTCACATCGAAGCCGACCCGGAATGAACCGAACGTCTCCCCGGCACTAACCCAGTCACTTGACGGGACAAGGATGCCCATCGGTGGTGTTGAGCGTTCCGGGGTGAACGCAAACACACGCAAACCAGCATCTGTGAGAATGCTGGCTAACGCGGTTCGGGCTTCACCAATCATGCGATACCTTGACCAACCCAAGGGGTCAGAATCGGGTAGGCCGCAATCATTGGGTCACGGGCTACTCTCACCGCCGAACCGCCGTCAAGTGTCGCAAACTGTGCGATACCATTCGGGGCGGAACGGCGGTGGAATAGTTCCGATCCACATTCAATCTTGGCGCGAAGTAAAACCGTGGCCGGCACAGTTGCAGTTCCCACAAATTTGGTGACGAGAACTACTGCCTCATCCCAACATGCTGTGACGAACGTGTCGTCGGAGTCAGGTGCCCCGACGTAAGACTGCAACTGTGCGGCGGTCATGGTTATTAGTCAGCGACCGTGGGGATGATGAGCGTGGGGTACTCGTCTGCAACAGCCGTGTAGGTGCTGAGCGAGTACGCCGTGGAGAGGTTGACCGCGTTGTCCTGCGAGAGGCGGAGTGCGCCCGACGTGAACTGACGGAGAGCCAGCGACGAAACGAATGCATCCTCGGTACCGTTGGCGGCAAGCTGCGCGTCAACGATGATGGGGATACCTGCAATGGTTCCGCGAAGTCCGCCGGGGTTAGCCGATCCGAATGCGCCGATGTTCTCGTTGGAGAACGAGATGACCGGGGTTCCGTCAAGAGCCAAGAGAGCCTTGAACGTCGCCTTGCCAACGACGAGAGCGTCGATGACTGCACCCTGTGGCTGGAAGTACGTTGCGGCTGCGTCGGCAAGTGCGCCGGCCCATCCGTCGTAGGTTTCAGCCGAACGAGTAACGATGCGACCTGCGCCAGCCTGAGCCGAAACGGTTGCGGTGTATTTGTTGCGCAGTTCTGCAGCCAACTTGTTTCCGAGTGCGATTGCTTGTCCACGGAGAACCGAGTCGAGGTAAGGAACGGTGGAACGCTCGATGGCCTGACGAGTCAGTTCCGAGTAGTTACCAATCGTCTTGATGTCGACCGACTTGGTTTCGAGGTTCAGCTGGTAGTAGCCGAGGTCTTCACCTTCGGGGTTCTGAACGTCGGTGCCGTCGGTGATTGCGTCGACCTGTGCGAACGTGATTGCCATTCCGGTTGCCGGGGTGACACCGCGACCGAAAACAGCACCGAGAGGGTTTGCACCCTCAACGAGGCGGATCAGGTTGAAGTCGATTGGCGTGACAACCGAGTCAGCCGTGGTTGCACCTTCGTAGGCACGTTCCATGACCTTGGCGGCGTTCTCGTCACCGTCAACGATGGCCTTCAAGAATGCGCCAGCGGTGCGGTAAGTCGGGGCTGCTGCCTCGACCTTGTTGATGCCAGCGATCTCTCGCTCAAGCATCTGGATGGATTCGCGAACCTCGGCGAGGTCGGAACCCGTGGGAGTGATTTCCTCCACAGTATCCTCCTTGGGATTTGCCGAGTCCGGAACTTCCGGGTCGGTGTCATTCTCGCGAACTTCAGTCACGGATGCGTCTGAATACCACGGGAACGAAACTAGCGACACCTCACGCACGAATGCGTCGGTGACAATACGAGTGCGGTCATCATTGACCTTGGAATCGCGCATAACGAAACCAACCGAGAACTTGTTGATGACACCATCCTCAAGCAAAGTGATTGCGTCAAGTCCACGCGACGTTTCGCTAATGACGGCACGAATTTCAAACCCTGCTTCGGTGTGACGGCCCTCGGTAATCTTGCCGATTGGTTCTTTCTGATCGTGCTGCCACATCAGTTTCGCTTCAGGGTCAAGCGTGACCGAATCACGCGCAAACATCTCACCGTTCTCAAGAGTCTCGTATGGTACGGCGATGCCAGCAACCTCACGCTTCTCTTTATCGGTTACGCGAAATTCCATTTCACGAGTTTCAACTGACTGCACTAAAGTCTCCTTCTAGTGTCGGCATGTCCTCAATGGCTCGGACTTCGTCAATCGTCATCCAGCCGGATGCGATTGCAATTTGGTGTGCTTGGTATCGGGTCAACGTGTCGCTTCTTAAAAGGCTATCGACGTTGAGTTTGACCATTGTTCCCCGGCTCGCGACGTGTGACATGGCACTCTCTATGGCTACGATGTATTGCGACAGGGTGTAACGAACAAAAGCGATTTGTTCTTGTTCCATGTTGGTGTAGGTCATCGAGTTACCGTCAACTGATGCAAGCAACATGTTTGCAGGTACACCAAACAACCGTGCAATTTGTTGAACATTCCAAGACTGAACTGAAATGAACATTGCATCATTTGGGTTGAGATACATTGGCTGGTACGAAAGCCCATTCCCCAAGACAGCCACACCGTTCTTTGCACCAGCGGTCAGGTTCCATGCGTCTTTAGCCGCTGCGGCCTGATCGGGTGAAAGCATTTGGTCAGACTTCAGCACACCGTTGGGAATGCCAGAGTCGTTGAACCAAACCGAGGCATAGTCGCGTGTATCGCGAGCGTTCAGCAGTTCTTTCTGGGCGGCCTGAATAGGCCCGAGTCCATATACGTTGCCGGGCACGAACATTGACCTTAAGTGTTCGATGTCGTTGAGTGAGTATTGAGTGATTCCGCGGTAAACGTAATACAGCGCGTTACCGTAATCGTCGGTCTGGATCATAACGTCGAACGGGTTCAGCACTTCAAGGTTTACGGTTTCGCCGCGAGGATTGCGAGAAATCAACCAGTAAGCGTTGCCGGACAATGCCAGCGAGTTGACGGTTTGTTCCATCCACACTTCGCGTGTCACTTTTGCGTCGGGTTGGCGCATCCAGAGAGGGGTGGGGGTCACTTTGATGTCGTCACGGTATGCGTGAATGCCCAACTGCTTCATCGCCGTAGAGATGATGCTAACGGAGCGGTAGACGGAAGCCAAGGACAATGCGTCGTTGGTTGTGACCCCCGAAGTCGCCGAACGCGGCGGTGGGATAATTCCCGAACTGCGTTCCTCGAATCCGGGCGCAAAAGACTGCGCGATATCAAAGCCGCGCGTTGGATTTAGAAAATCTAAGAATCCCATTGGTACCAGTATGACACCATTGTTGCACTACTGCAATAATTACTTTCGGCGGCGTGTCACTACTGACAAGAATCGCATTGCAACAGATCCATAGGGTCTTGCGGTACCGCGTAGCCGTTTACGTTTTCATTTTCCATAGACGTATCAGAATACCTGAAGTGTTTGTTCTCGTAAAGTATCCGCGCCGAATGTTGACAACAATGTGGCCATAACCGCATCAATTTCAACCGCCGAATCACGCCGCGATACCCGGAACCCCTCACCCACCATTTTGCGAACGGTACGCGGAATCTGAATCGACAACAACGGGTCACCACCATGCTGAAGAGTCTTACGCGCCAAGCGAGCATAGAACAACGAGGAAGCGTTGACAATGTCACCAAGCGTTGCGGTTTCAGCCGGGTAACCACGAGCTTTGAGTTCCTTGTGTAGATCGCGCAGCGTGTAACCGTCAACAATGATGGCGCGTGGGTTATGCGACATGAGTTGACCGCAAATGAAAATCAACTGCTCAAGTGACGGCTTGTTGATTGAGGCCACAAGTTCGGTATACATCACGTCATCAACCTTGACTGAGACGGCAACCGTCGCATGCGCCCAGTCAGGTGTTCGGTCAATCGCAAACACAAAATCGCCTTGGGGGAGTGCGGCCCCAAACGGTCGCTCACACTTCTGCCACAATTCGGTCGGAATGAACGTCTTTGTGCCGGACTGAATGAACCTGTTGAGACGGTATCGAATGATGTCGTCTTTTGGCAGCGCACGAACATCCGACAACAACAGTTTCGGATCAATACGGCCAGCCTGTAACGCAGGGTTCGCTTCCATCAGCAAACCGATGAGTTCGTCATCATCGTCCGGGACTATCGATTCCGAGGCCTCCCAAATCCACGCCCCAAAACGTTCGAGGTCTCCGGCAATGGCTTTGTCTGCGTTGGCATAGAGTCTGTTGAGTAAAGCAGAATTCTCATCTCCTGCAGTAGTGATGCCCACGAGCAAAGTGTCTGGCCTAGCACCCGTTCCTGACGCGAGAGCATCCCAAGTTCGCTCGTCGACAAGATGGACTTCATCCACAATTCCAACAGACACAGGGATACCCTGAAGCGTATTCGCGTTAGAAGCTTTGATTTCATAACGACTCCCATCCAATGTTTTGATACCGCGCGTCTCCGTCAACTTTGACATTCGACGTTCCAATGCCGGGTTAGACGCAATGACACGTTGCACCCGGTCATAAACCAGTCGGGCTTGTTCAGC